GTGCTCCCACAGTTTATTGTTGGCGTGCGTCTTCAGCAGAATCGTCGCCTGCGCCGCCAGCGCATCCTCCGCCGTAATGTTCGCCTCCTCCGGCACTAGGTTGAACGCGGTGCGAATTGCGCTCGCCAGACGCTCCAGGTGAACAGGGTAGCGCACGGCGCGCTGGGGCTTGCCCAGGAAGATCTGCTCCACGACGAGCGCACGATCCGCCTTGGCCGCCGCAATGTACGCTGGACCGGCCGCCGCACCGTCCGTAGCGTACTCCGTGTTGATCTTCTCGTCGTTGAAATCGCCAATGGGCAGCATCTGGCTCTCCAGCTTCGTGGCGTTGATGCCGTCCTCACCGTACGCGAGCTGAACAACATTGCCCATCGCATCGCGAACGCTGCCGTCGTGCTGCGTAATGAGATCCTCGAGCGCAACGCGAATCTGGCGCTGCATGTAGCCCGTGTCTGCCGTCTTCACGGCCGTATCAATCAGACCTTCACGACCCGACATGGCGTGGAAGAAGAACTCGTCCGGCTGGAGACCCTTGATGTACGAAGACGCAATGAACCCGCGCGCCTGCGCCGAATCGTCAAAGCGCTTGAAGTGCGGCAGGGTCCGGTGCTGGAAGCCGTTGGGCACACGCTTGCCCTCAATGGCCTGCTGGCCAAGCGTCGCCACCATCTGCGAGACGTTAACGTTGCTGCCCTTGGAACCGGCCTTGATCATGTTGGTCATGCGGTTACTGTCGGCCAGAGAGGCAAGGCCGATCTTGCCCGCCTCGTCTACCGCCTTGTTCAGCGTGCCCATGAGCTTGCCTTCAAACTCCTCGTGGTTGCTGCGACCGCTCGTGTTCTCAAACAGACCCGTGTGAAGCTGAAGGATCTGCGCCTCAATCGTCTTGGAGAGTTTGGAGAGCGCCACGCCGATCTTGTCGTTCGTATCCTTGTCGGCAATCAGATCGCTGATGCCCACGCTGAAGCCGCTGTTCATAAGGAAACTGGCGATCATGGCCTGTAGGGAATCCAGGAAATCCACCGTCATATCCGGACCGTAGTCGTTGTAGATGATATGAAGCAGCGCCTTGCTAAACACTGCCTTGTCCATAACACCCTTCTGAAGGTTGCCGTTGTAGAACTCCACCTCCTGGTCGCTGCTATTCTTGGTGCGCAGCGTCACAGGCGGCAGCAGCGTAGACAGGAGCTGTGCGCCCGTCCACATGGGCTGCGGGTCGTGCTTCGCGGGCGCAGGCAGCTTGCCGTCCCACCGCTTCGCGTGAATCAGAAGCGCCATGGCCTCCTTCCGCGTGAAATACATGTTGGGTTTTGTGAAACGATTTGCGCCGACCAGCGTGTCCTGAACTACCGACACGATCGGTACGGATTCACGGGGACTTACAATTTGGAGAGGAACCGCCGCGATCATGCGGAGTTCCGTGGCCGCCTCCACTGACTGAGGGGCGTGAAGATTCATCTCGTCACCGTCGAAATCGGCGTTGTACGGCGCAGTCACAAACACGTTCAGGCGGAACGTATTGTGCGGCAGGATCTTCGCAATGTGCGCCATCATAGACATTCTGTGGAGCGACGGCTGACGGTTAAACAGCACAACGTCACCGTCCATCAGATGCCGGTTTACTGTATCTCCAACAAAGAGTTCCAGCGACTTCGCATTCACGTACTTGAGATTCACCGTGCGGGCGTCGGCGGCGCGCACGATCGTCTTCGCGCCCGGATACTTGTCGGGGCCGTTCTGAATCAGCTTGTACAGCTTGTGGATGTTGAACGGTGTGACCTTCTCGGGATACGTTAGGTTCTGCGCGATCTTGATCGGCACACCGAGTTCCTTGACGGAGATGTTGGGATCGGGTGTGATCACGGAGCGTGCGCTGAACTCCACACGCTTGCCCTGAAGATTGCTGCGGATGCGGCCCTCCTTGGAACCGAGGCGCGACTGAATTGACTTCAGGACGCGACCCGAGCGCTGCGCGGCGGGACCAACGCCAGGAATGTCGTTGTCCACCAGCGTCGCCACGTGGTACTGGAGCACGTTCGTGTACTCGTCAATCGCACGCTTCTTGGGATCCTCCGCAATTTTCTTCTTCAAAACCGCATTGTACTTGATAATATCGATCAACTTGCTCGTCAGATCGTCCTCCGCCCGCTGATTGTTGTCCTGCGTCACCGACGGCCGCACCTGGGGCGGCGGAATAGGCAGCACGGTACACATGAGCCAATCGGGACGGCACCAATGCCGACTCAGGCCCAAGAACTCTACGTCCTCGTCGCTGATGCGGCGCAGGAGTCGGTGGACATACTCGGGCTCAAGCGGCATGGAGAGATTGCCGTACTCGTCCATTCCCTCTGGACGCTGAACGCCCGGCGGAATCTCCAGACCCTTCCACTCGGCGTAAATCTTGTGTACAGGCTCCTCCCTGTACTTGGTCGGCTGACGGCTGCCGCAACCGTCCTCTGTATCCTCACCGCACCGCGACTTACCGGACGCGGCTTCTAGTACGAGTTTCCACCGCGCCTCGCCGCGCAGCTTCTGAAGGTGTGGGTTGCGGTCCTTGTCGACCAGCAGCTTCGCGCACTTGAAACATACACACCGCAGAATCTTCATCACAAGGTCAAAGAACTGCGTGTAATACACGGGGCGCGCAAGCACAAAGTGCCCAAAGTGGCCGGGGCAGTGGTGATTGTTCTGCCCGCAACTGCGGCACACCTTGCCGTTCTCCAGCACACCCATGCGCGGATCAAACAGGCCATTCAGTTTCCCCTCTGCAGCACTGGCGGTCGTCACCTCGCACACAGAGCGACGAATGATTTCCTCAGGGCTGAACACCCCAAACTGAATGCCCACAATGGACTCGGTTTCCGACGAACGTGGTAGGAGCGACATTCCTCTTCTGCTTACTAATACATAGTTTTAGACCGCGCGCTCCCGCATCAATTTTGAATGGGCTGCCCGGGCTAAAAAATGAAGTCCTTAATTTCTTTTCCTGAATGTATACGTCGCCTATAAGAAAATGAGTCTGGAACTTCTGATTGGCCCCATGTTTGCCGGCAAGTCCTCGGCAATCCAGAGCATTGTCCGGCGTCATCGCGCACTTGGTTGGCCCGTGTGTGTAATTACGCATTCCATGGACACCCGTTATAGCACGGAGCCAATGATTGTGAACCACGATCTTCAGTCCATGCCCGCCGTTGCTTCGCCGTCCCTGATGCCCCTTCTTGACCATGCCGAATACAAGGCCGCGAAACTGGTGGTGATTGAAGAAGCGCAATTCTTTGCCGATCTTGTGCCGTTTGTTCAAAAAGTGGTGGACAACGACGAGAAGCATTGCGTTGTTGTCGGACTGGACGGAGATGCCGAGCGTCGGCCGTTTGGAAAAGTGCTGGACCTTGTCCCCCTGTGCGACAAGGTGACGAAGTTGACGGCCATGTGTAAGCTGTGCGCGGATGGGACGCCGGCGCTCTTCTCGGCGGCGGTCGCAGCGGACGCAACGGCGGCGAACGAAGCGGGCGTGCCTTGCGTCGGCGGCGAGGAGCGGTACATGCCCGTTTGCCGGCGGCATTTCATGGCGCTTAAAAATCCCCCAGTGCTTCTTATTGACGTGAATAACATTCATGCCTGCTAAACATGCGGTCTAAACCTATCCTGTACTTCTTATAAGTAAGATGGAAGTCAATACAGATCTTCAGAGTAGTTTGGCGGGCAGCCGTTTTATGGAGGCGGCGTGCTCCGCCGACACAGTGTCTCTCTACAGCATCCGCGAGTGCTATTGGGCAGGCCGATCCCGTTTTTGCGAAATTGTGATCGCCGAATCGCCTGTGTTTGGGAAAGTGTTGTTTTTGGACAAGGAGATTCAGTCCGCTGAATCGGACGAGGCGATTTACCACGAGCACCTTATTCACCCTGTGCTGAACGCAACGGCTGCGACGCCAGGGAAGCGCGTGCTTATCGTGGGCGGCGGCGAGGGCGCTACTGCGCGCGAGGTTCTCAAGTGGTCACCGAATTCTGTCGCGGCGGTGGACTGGGTCGACATTGACGGCGCCCTTGTGGAGCTGTGTCGTCGCCACATGTCTTATGCAGACGACGATGTGTACAACGATCGCCGGCTCACCTATGTGGCGGACGATATTCGGCATTTCCTTGCGCGTTCAACGACGCATTACGACGTTGTTATTCTAGATCTACCGGATCCGGACGTGGACGCACTGAAGGCGCTGCGTGTTCCTGAAGATCCGGTAGAGTATCCACTGTACGGCCGCAAGTTTTTCCAGGTGCTGCGCGAGCATATGAATCCCGCGGCGGTCCTTGTATCTCATACAGGGCCTGTGGCACCTGGTGGTGACGAGGAAGAACGTCGCGCGGGTCTTGCTTGGATTCGTCAAATGGGTGTTGAGGCGGGTCTTGGGAACGGTCATCCCTACAAGACCTTCATTCCGTCATTCCAGAGCGAGTGGGGGTTCTGGATGTCTTGTGCGCCGTCAGCCGATGCGCGGTTCCCTGAGGGCCTTGCGGTCATGGATGCCGGTGCTCAAGCAGTCGCATTCACATGGCCGGCCTATTATTTCAGTCCTTATTTTGGATTCACTCGTCGCGCTCCCGCTACGAGTTAAAGACACTTTAGGAAATACAAATAGACAATGGGATCACTTGTAAGTTATTTGTATTACAAAAATAGTGTTGCCCCTTCTTGTATAGATGAGGCAGTGGTCCGGACTAACGTTGTAATTACAGAACCCATTCCTGTTCGTCACAGACCGACGACTTACGAACCAGATCTTCAGATCGACTTGGTGCCTGAAAAACTATGAGAAAAATTGACGCTAGATGCTAGACATTTGTGTGTGTAGCACCCTGCCTTTCCTACAATTCATTCCACAATGATCCGCATTCTTGCACCTTCCATCATGGACGCCACCGAGGTAAAGCCTCTTGCTTTCTTCTCATCGCCGGTCGGCCGGCTTGAGCTGTACTGGTGGAACGAGTTTCGCACCGTCGTGATCCACAAGTCCAACAACAGTCATTGGTACCAGCAGCGTGACGGCAACATCCACGACACCCTTCGTTCCCTGATGTGCTTTTACCCAAACGAGCCCGGTACGCTGTACACAACCTACCTGCGCTATACGACACCGATTGATTACTGCGATTTCAAGGAATTTGACGCGGACATGCACGCCGGATTCTTTGACTGCGAGTGGTCTGACTTTGCCTGCGACGGTATGGTGATTCACGGCAGTCTTGATATTGCGTATCCAGAGCCTCTAGCGCAGCAACCACCGGCCTCGGAGCCCGCAGGTTCAGAACCTGTACAGCTGCGGCATCCGCGTCGGACTCGTCACATCTAAAAATTTCTGAACTCCAAACAATTTACTCTTAGTGTCTATATTTTTGCGTCATATTCTCACAATTTTCTACCGCTTGCGGCTGCCGCTGCTAACGGGGAGACTGGTTTCAGGGAGGGAAGCGTCGCAGCAGGCGGCTGCACATTCACGACGACGTGGGCGACCTTTGGTTGGATCGGTGAGACCACAACCGTCGTGTGTGCGAGCACAGGATGTGCGGATTCAATCGACACCATGAATCCAACCCCGCCTGCTGCGAGAATGAGCGCAATGCCCGCAATAATGGCGGGTGGAACTTGGCCCTCCTTTGAAGGCGTCACGCCTGCGGCACCCAATCCGATGCTTATGCCGCCGGCAATGAAGGAAAGAATCACCAGAAACTGGAAGAAGATGCGACAATTGAACTGCATTTTACTCGTCGTCGTCACTTTCTGCGATACCGATTGCGATGTGTTCAATTTTTTCGGGCCGCGCAGGCGCAGGCGCAGGCGCAGCAGCCGTCAGAAGAATCGCGGCGACGCTAGGGCGCCGCGAGGCCGCCTGAGGCAGCGCCGGTGGCGCGCAGACTTCGCACAGACACACGGCTTCAAACGGCAACGCCTGGAATTTCTTGTTCATTTCGCCAAGAGTAGCCGCAATTTCTTTAAGATGATTTTTGCGAACACATATTTCCGCCATGTACTTTGTAATCTCAAATACAATGTAGATGGCCGCAAGTGCTATGAGCGTGGGCAGATAAGGATCCATTTGAATGAACTGTAGGAAATACAAGGTTGTACACAAATCCATCATTTTTTATGATTCAAGTTTGGATATTTTGAACGCGAAAGGATTGTTTGTACAGGATTTAGGAAGATCTGTTGAAAACATGGGTCCAATTAACGAGTCCTTAAGAGGTGTTTCCGTAATGACTGTTACATACGTATTTTCAGGATACGCGTGCGTATGAATCGCAGACGTGGCGACTTCATGAATTGCTTCCAGAATCGCATCCATACACACGCCAAAAAGATTGTTGGATTCATCGTCAATCTGAATGTATCGCTCCGCTGACCGGGGTTTGTATGCGCCGCCAATCTGTTCAAAAAGATCAACACGGTATGTGTATATTTTGGGAGACTTCGGGGTTTTATTGGCCTTGGTGGTTCCCTTACGACCGCGGCGCAGCTTATCGCGGCACTTGCGTGTAACGCGGTTCCTTATTTGGCCGGCGGCGCACGGGGTTTTTGCGGGGCGACCTGATCGTTTCTTCGGACGACAGGCGCGTGTTTTGCGGTTGCGGGTTTCTCCAGGTGCGCAAGGAGATTTCGGCATTTTAATTGTATAAGAGAAATAATCAAAGTTTCAGAAGTTAAGAAATCCTGAAATGTTGAAAAAGAAACACGCACATAAGTATGCGCGTTTAATTCGAGTAGGCAAGCCCACCCATGCCGGACATGATACGGAGAACGTTGTAGTTCACCGCGTAGATGCGCACCTGCGCAGACAGCACGGAGCCAACAGTGTTGTTGGACAGGGTCAGCAGCAGCGTCGCGTTATCGATACGCGAGAAGTTGCAGCTGCCGGAGGGCTGGTGCTCCTCAGGCTTGAGCGAGAAGGAGTACACGTTGATGCCCACCGCGGGGATGTTGGTGTGGTGCTGGTAAGGCTGGACCAAGTTGAAGTACTTGCCCTCACGCTCCGAGAAACGATCGTGGCCGTTCAGCTGGATCTTGGCCGCCACAACGGGGTTGTGGCCCGCCAGGCCCTCAACGCGGGTGACGGAGTAGCCGGACTCCAGGACCGCGCGGTCCCACCAGTCGGAGTAGTTGAAGGGCTGCTGGCCCTTCCAGGGGTTGATGACGGAGTCCTCGCAAGAGACGAACGAGTCACGCTGGACAACCCACACGAGCTCCTTCGTGGGGTGGTTGAAGTTCATCTTGATCTTGTTCGCCGAGGAGGTGACCGATTCACCGCCCGTGAACTGCAGCTGCTCGATCAGGTACTCGTGGGAGACCTGGGCGAAGCGGCG